AGACAGGTCTTCGCGGATGCCCCGCATGTCGTAGCTGTCGAACGCATTGACGGGCTGTGCCATCGTTTCGTTCCTTTTGCTGAAGTGATCAGCGCATCAGGAGGGCAACGGCGTCCTCGATGGAGCCGGTCTTCCTGAGTTGCGCCAGTTGCTTTTGACGAGCTTCCGTCGAAACTTCCGCCCTGGTCGGCTTGGCCCCCGGCTTGAGCGTCACGGCTGCATGGGCGACCTTCTTCGTCACCTCCGGCTTGGCCGCTTTCAGCTTCCGGTATGCGGCGGCATCGCGCAGAACGAGGAAAACCCGGTGATCCGTGGCCCCGGCAAGTTCATCGGGCGCAAACCCGTAAACCTTGCCGATGTCCACCATTTCACGGGCTGCGGCATCGAAAGCTGCGGGGTCGCGCCACTCGGGAACCGCGTCCAAAAGCTTGGATTGTTCCTCGGCGATCAACCTGTCCCGCTGGGCCTTCTGCATCGTCTGGAAGGCGTTTCGCGCCCTCTCGGCGATGGATTTCCGCTCATCCCACCTCGCCCGCGCCTCATTGTATTGGCGAGGGTCCAGCTTCTGCGCAAGTTCCGTCCAGTTCGGCTCCTGCTCAACGGGCACGGCCCATTGCTGCAAGGCTTCGCTCAGTTGCTCTTTCAGGCGGGAGACTTCCGACCGCTCCGCTTCAACGGCCTTGCGTTCTTCTGCAACGGCCATCGTTTTCTGGGTGTAGTCGGCCTTGAACATGGGGCTTTCCAGCAGTTCGGAAAGCTTGACCCTGCGTTTCCCGCCCTTGGTTTCCACCTCATATTCGGGTTCCGCTTCCGGCTCGCCCTCATCTTCGGTTTCCGCCACCGCTTCGACGGCTTCGGCCTCGGATTCGCCCTGTTCGGGTTCCTCTGCCTCGGCAATTTCTGCGGTTTCGTCGTCAGCTTCCGGGGCTACCCCCATCATCTTCTCGACAGCCTGATCAAGCGATAGCGTCCCGTCGGGATTCCCGGTCATTCATCAGTTTCCTTCTTGGCTTCCTGCTCTGCGCTGGCCATCCGGGCCACGAGACGCGCAAGAGCGTGGTAGTCGATCAATGCCTTCTCACGGTCCTCGGGCGAGGTCGCCGCAGACATGACCCTTCCGGTCAGCCGTTCGCGCTCTGATGCCACGAACGCCAGAAAGTCCCCATCAGCCGCAATCGCGGCGATGCGCTTATAGTTCACCGTATGCCACCGGCGGCGCGGACTGCTTCTCCAGCTTGTCCCGCTCCAGGTCGTCGGTCATGGCCGCCTTCTTGCGGTCCAGATCAAGCCGCTCGGCGTCGGTCATGATGTCGGATGCGGTCTTGGCCGCCTGCCGCTCCTCTGCCGCGCCCCTGATGCGGACCTCTGCGGTCTTGCGCTCGTGATCCCACTGCGCTTTCTGGGCGTCCAGCGCCATGCGGCCCTTGCTTTCGTCTTCCATGATCTGCATCTGCTTCTGCGCCAGCAGCGCTTGCGGATCAGGTTGCGGCGGCGGGGGCGGCGGCAGTTTCGACGGATGCGTCAGGAATGGTTCCACCGACTTGAAGCCGAAGGTTGCCATCATCCGCTGCGCCGTCTCGTAAAGCTTGGCCTCGTCCACCATCCGCGACCCGGCCATCATCAGCTTTTCCTGGATCGTGGACATGAGTTGCAGGCCCATGCGGATGTTCTCGCGGTCCCCTGTCCCCATTCCGACCCTGACATTCACGTCGGTCCGGTCCTGCCACTCGCGCGGGTTCACCTGCACCCAGTCGCCGGTCAACTTCATGACCAGTTCCTTGACCGGCCCTCGCCGCAGGTCGCGATGAATGCCGAGAAACAGGTCACGCAACCCGGTTTCGGCGATGGTGCGGGCGATCAGGAGCGTCTTCTTCTGCGAGGCGTTCATGATCTTCTGAATGCCCGTCGCGGTCTTGTTCAGGCTTTCTGCGTCAAGACCCTGGTTATACCGCGTCGCCCCGGTGCGGGCTTCCTTCAGGTCGTCCATGCGCTCGATCAGCGGCAAGGTCGCCCCGATCACTTGCGGCGGCATGGGATAGTCGATCATGGCCCCGCCCGTGCGAACAGGCGCACCTGCCGCCGGGTTCATCAGATCGTTGTATGTATGCATCCCGGCTTGGTTTTCGTCGAAATGCGGGCGCGTGTAGTTCGTCCGGTAGATGCTATCCAAGGTCTGCCGGTAGAGGACGGTCTTGATCTTCTGCACGTCGTCCACAAGCTCGGCCACGGCCCGCCCGATGTGGCGGTGCGGCACGATGAACGGCGTCAGCGCAGAAAACGGCAGGCAGGAGACTTCTTCCACGGCCTCCTTGCCGCCCCGCTTCAGGATGTCAGACCCATCCCCCGTAGCCCAGACCTGCACCAGCTCCGCGATGCCGTCGCCGTCGATGTCCACCCGGCAATAAGCCTCATAGACCTGCACCGTCTTGGTAGCGCTGTCCTCGCTGGCGGCGTCGTCCTCGTAGGTATCCTCGGTGTCAAAGCGCTCGTCGGTCTGCTGCCAGTCGCTGTCGTCCTTGGCCGCCTTGATGCTGTCCTCGTCGAACCCCATCGCCTTGAGTTCGCCGACCTCCATCTTCCGGCGGTGGCCGCAGCACGGCACCCCTTCAAGACTTACCCGGCTCCAGCGCGGCGTAAGGAAGAATTCCTCCTGCGGAATGGCCTCCACCACATACCGCTTGTCCTTGCTGACGATCCGCAGCTTGATCGTGATCGGCTCAAAAGTGCCGTCCGGTGCCATGCCGCCGGATTGCTCAAGGATTTCCGCGTCGGGAACATCAAGCATGATCTTCAGGAATTCATCCGGGGTCAGGTCCGCATATTCCTCGACCTCAACCCTGACCTTTTCCTGCCATCCGCGCTTGACGTAGCTGTTCTGCTGGATCAGCGCCTCCTTGATCCAGACATAGAGGATTTCGAAGCCCTGGTTCTTCTGCCAGAACATATGCGAGACGGCGGCGGTCTCCTGCGTGGCCGCAGCCTCGTCGTCCGGCCCCACCGGCACGAACTCCACAACATCCTCCGCCGAGGTGAACACGTCCATCAGGTCGGGGAGAATGGCCTCCACCGCGTCCGATACGTCGGTGCTGATGAACTTCGACTTGTTCGCCACCTCGTCGCCGTATGGCTCGCCCATGTAGCGGTCGAACAGGTCGCCCCGGCGCTCGGATTGCTCCTGGTTCTGCGCGACCTGGATCAGCCGCCCGATGGCGGTTTTGACGGCGGTTTTCATCAGAATTTCTTCGTCGCCTTGAAGCCGACCTTGCCCTTGCCGATGATCGGCTTGACCTTGGCTTTCGGCGCGGGCTTGCTACCCTTGCTTGCGCCCGTGGTCTTGCCGAGGCGGGCCTGGACCTTGGCGAAGTCGTCATTCATCTTGTCGCGCCTGGTCATCATTCAAGCCCTTCAAACCATGGTGAATTGCGGCGCTGGCAGCACGTCGCTTGCCTGTTGCCGGGCTGAAAGCGTGGGGAACAACTCCATCACACCCCAGACCAGCGCATCGACCCGATCCGGCGACCAGCCCGTGACCTTGCTATCGAATCCGACCGTAAGGCTGCACATCTGGTCCTCCAGATCGGAGAATTCCCCGACGTGGAACATCTTGCCGCGCTCATACAGCGCCGCGACAGGCTCGGCCCGGACAGCCTTGCCTCGGGTCGCCCTGACCGCCCGGTAGGGGATGCCGGGCGCATGGGCGCGGATCGTCGCCTCCACCATGTCACCGCCCTGGTTGACCTCACCGATCACCCGGTCGGCGTCGAGGCTGTGGTAGAGCGAGGCCACGCGCCTTGCCCATTCCTCGGGCCGATACTTGCCGCTCTCGTCGGCCAGCACGTAGCCGTTGCCGTCCTTGCCAAGACCGATGCCGATGATGCCTGTCTCGTCCGATCCGGGGTTGGCCGACACTGCGGGATCAACGGCAACCACGATCCGCACCATCTCCACCGGCCAGTCGCCGCTGGCCTTGAGCGTGGACCGCTTGATGAACTCCCTGCGCCAGAGCGCGCCCTCGTCGTCGCTGACGTATTCGCCGAGCAGGAAGCGTTTCTTCTGCCGCTCGGGCAGGCTCTCAAGGTCGGCAAGGTAGTCACCGGACAGGTTGGCCCGGTTGTCGTATGGGTTGATGACGGAATAGGCGTATTGTTCCTGGTTGATCGGAACGTTGTCCTGCGGCTCCATCCCCTCGATCCAGAGGCGATAGGTCCAGTGCATCCGCGTCGTAGGGTTCAGGTCCACATAGAGCCGCTGCGTCAGGTCTGTGCCGTCCAGCGTCTTGCAAACCTGCGCCAAGCGGGATCGAACCAGCAAGTGCGCCGGATACTGGATTTCCGAGGCTTCGTTTTCGTAGACGGTCGCATATTCGTTGCCGAGGATGCGCTCCATCGCCTTGTCGTCGTTGATCCCGCCGACCCAGACCTGCGCGTCGTTGGGGAAAAGGAAGTAGCCCTCCTGATCCTTCCACTCCGGCATCGGCGCGTCGGGATGGCTGATCGCCCAGACCTTCGGGAACGTGTCCCGCACGATGGCGCGCTTGGCCGACGTGCCCTCTTTCCGCAGGATCAGGTGCCGCGATCCCGGCGCATAGAGCGCACGGTCCTGAACGCATTTGACCAGCAATGCGGTCTTGCCCGACCGCGAGCCTCCGTAGAGCAGGCAGAAGCGCTTGCCCGATTGCAGGGTTTCGTCCAGGGCGCGCTGTTGCCCTGGGTTAGGGGTGAATGCCAAGGATTTCCGCCTTGTATTCCGCCAGCAGCCCGCGCCGCTGGGCGCCATCGTATCCAAGGCAGCGCAGCGCGTCGTTGCGCGTGTGTGTCTTGCCCAGACACTCGGCCTCGGCGACCTTGCCAGAAAGCAGATCGTTCACCGCATCGCCCCACCGCGCATAGGTCACAGCTTGCGGACCTGATCGCCGACGGTGATCGTCAGCCCGCCCTTGTGGTCAACGTCGAGCTTGTCGCCGTAAACCTTTGGGGCCAACTTGCCAGCCCGCCACTTGCGCGCGTCAATCTGAAGCCGTGCGACGTTCACGTCTTCCGGCGTCGCCGTGTCCGCAATCTGGCGGATTTCCTCAGCTTCACGATGGGCTTGGGCTTCTCGCGCGCGGGCGTAACGCTGCCAGAAATCCACGTCCTCCGTCAGCCTGCGATAGAAGGTCCGTTGGCTTGGCAGGAAGTCGTCGCGATCATCGCCGCAGATTTCGCGTATGCTTTCGCCGCCAGTCATGCGGTCGAATATCTCGGCCTCTACCGCGTCGGTCCATTTGTATGATTTTGCCATACGCCGGTCAGGTCCGGTTATCCCGGTCGCCTGCCTCTTGGTTATGCCACGTCGATTGCGGAGACTGCACCAGCGTCATTCGGCGATATTTCGAACTCGCGATGAGCGCCAGCGGCGAGGTAGTGGCCGGTGCTGGCGGTCGCGGCGGTAGCGCCGAAGCGAATGCGCATGGCCTCGTCGGCGTGGACCACAACCACGTCGCCGACAGACGGGGACAGGCCGGTGACGTTGGCGGCGCTGGTGGAAGTGGTGAACGCCCCACTGGCCACATGGCGCGAGGACTGCACGTTTTTGTTGAGCCGCCCGGATTCGGTGACGGACCAGCTGAGAGTGCCCATGGTGTGTCAGCCTGTGATGTGGTGGGGGAAAAGCGAAACGCCCGCTCATTTCTGGCG